TATCAGAAGAACCAAAATCTTTATTAGAACAACATCCTTACTTAAGTAAACCATTTGTAAGTTTTGATGTTAAACCGATGGTTGCTCCAAAAGAGGAAACTGTTGAGGAAACTAATACAGAAGTAGTAATTGAATCCTACAAACCTTATAAGGAATTAGAAGGCGGATATGTAGTGTTTGAAGATAAGCATTATCAGAAGGAAGCATTAAAGAGTTTACGCCCGGATATCTTTATGGTAACTGCTGATAGTCAACGTACAATTAGTACAAATTTTGGTATTAAATTTCCAAATGAAGCCAATAAAGGTGACGTATTTGTACGTGTAGATTCATTACCAAACCGTGTTTATAAGTATGACGGACGCAAATGGATTGAGATACAAAAGGAACAATCAGACACCTATCTACATAACCAAAATTATATTAAATATTTGGTTGAAAAGATAGAAAAGGGCGAATACGATTTGGATTTGTTGTCTGAGACTGAAAAAGAACAGATAGAATTGTTCCTAAAGAACCAAAAATAATTGACATTAAATCAATATTGTGTTAGGATATATCTTTAACTAATAACGGAGTCACTATGAAACTCAAACTCTTAGTATTGTCTTGCTTAATATTTGCAGGATGTGCTAGTAACAACAAGGGAGAAATCCCCACAATTGCTTCACAGACTTTTAATACAAAAGTTCCAGGTGAGCGTATCAAAATTGATAAATCATGTGGTTGGATTCAACGTGATAAATGTACTATCGAATCTATCCAGGCTGTCGGCGTTGCTCCGTCAATAGGTGCAACACGACTCCTACAAGAAGATGCTACAAACCGTGCTTGTATGAAGGCAAAAGCTAATGTGGTACGATATGTGTTTGGTGAAAATATTAATGATTTTTCTAATACACGTACACGAAATAAACAAAACGAAAATCAAAAAGACCGAGTAAAGTCTAAAACAGAAATTGGTCAAGATGTTGATATGGCAAGTGATGATGCTGATAAAGATACTAACTATAGTATACGTGAAGCATTGATTAACTCTGATATCGAAACTATTAGAACTATCACACAATCATCACAAGGCCGTTTAGTTGGATTTAAGATTGACGAAACTAAAAAAATTGATGACAAAACAATGTCTTGTGTTATTGTTTGGAATAAAAACGATAGTCAAGATTTGAAGAAAATTCGTAGTCTTATCTCCGGTTCATAATGAAAATATTATTGCTAGTGGTGTGTTTCATATTTACCGCATGTGCTTCTACCTCTAAGTCTGATGGTTACCTACGCACTACTGGTTTAGGTAATACATACGAAGAAGCAAAAAACAATGCGTTTAAAGAAGCGATTGAGTACCAAGTTGGTGTAGTGATTACTAGTGAGCGTGAATTATATAACGAAAAACTTGTTAAGAATGAAATTCTAGCATATAGTTCTGCTTTTGTTGATGAGTATAAAGTTATCTCTCAACAAAATATTGGTAATAAGATTCAAGTAGTGGTTGATGTTAAATTATCTTTACTCAGACTAAGTGATAGAATATTATCCTCAGGTAAAGACAGTAAAAATATCGATGGGGCAAAACACTATACACAATATACATCATTCTTAGAAAATAAACAGAATGGTGATAGTATTCTTGCTAGTATATTGAACGATTATCCTAAACGGGCGTATGATATTCAACAAAGTGGATATGTTGTGAAAATAGATTCCAATAGAAACATAGAAGTAAACGTACCCTATATAATGCAGTGGAATCCTAATTATGTGGCATCATTTAATGACGCTACAAAATTAGTAGCTGATGGCAATTTAAGTTTCTTAGAAAAAAATAGAATGGGATACAAATATCCCGGATCTGTTATCATAGGAAAAGACCGTTATTATTTTAATGACGTTGTTACACCTCTTAAAATAGTATACGGTATGTTAGATAATAATGAACCTAGAATTAATATGGAACTTAAGGACCATCGTAATACATCACAGTATAGTAAATGTTTTGTACCAAAAATTAATTACTATCAATTTAACGGTTCTTATGGAACAAAGAATCTTAATGTGTACCAGCAAGCGGGTGAACGTGGTGAGGTTTCAATAAATATTCATCAGAATAGCAAATTAGCAAGTATAATCAAAAATTTATTTACAATTGAATTATCTATTATACCTAAAAAGTTGTGTGCCCCTAACGTATAAGATAAGTATTAATATGTCAACAGAAATAAAATTAAGTCACTGCTCATTTTGCGGTAATCATAAAGATGTAGTAAATAAACTCATCGTGGGAGAAGATGTAGCTATATGTAGTGAGTGCATTGAATTATGCACTCAATTAATGCACGATGATAAAAATCTTGAGGAAGAAAAGATTGAAAAGGATTATATTAGATTTGATCCAGAAACTATCAAAGAGTTCTTAGACCAACATATTATTGGTCAAGATAATGCAAAAATAGTACTTAGTGTGGCTATTGCAAATCATTATAAACGCATTAACTCTCCTCCTAAGGATCTTGAAATACAAAAGGGTAACGTTTTACTAATTGGCCCGACTGGTAGTGGTAAAACACTATTAGCAAAAACTGTAGCCAAATATTTAGAAGTGCCCTTTATTGTAGCAGATGCTACAAGTTTAACTGAAGCAGGTTATGTGGGTGATGATGTAGAATCTATGATTAGTATGCTATTGAATGCCGCGGGTGGTGATGTTAAACTAGCAGAACGTGGTATCGTCTTTGTCGATGAGATTGATAAGATTGCCCGTAAAAGTGAAGGTTCTAGTATCACACGTGATGTATCAGGTGAGGGTGTTCAACAAGCATTATTAAAGATGGTTGAAGGAACTACATGTCGTATTCCAGCAGGTGGCGGACGTAAACATCCCGGTGGTGATATGCTAGAAGTTAATACTAAGAATATCTTATTCATTGCCGGTGGAGCTTTTGTTGGGTTAAAGGATATTGTTAACAATCGTTTAAACGGCACAAGTATTGGCTTTGGGGCTGATATTAAAGATGCACGTAAAGAGGGTGACTTGTCTATGGTCAGCCCTGATGATTTAACACGATTCGGAATGATTCCCGAATTTATTGGTCGATTCACTACAACAGTTAGTGTAGAGAATTTGACTAAAGAAGAAATGGTTAAAGTTCTGACTAAGGTAAAGAACAACTATATTGACCAATATAAGTATTTGCTTAGTTTAGATGATATTGAGTTAGATTTTACAGAAGATGCTATCTCACAACTAGCTGAAAACACAATGAAATTAAAGACAGGTGCACGTGGTTTACATACTGAGATTGAGAAGGTTTTAATGCCTCATATGTATAACACTAAGAAGTACCGTGAAAATAACATTAAAAAGATAAATATTAATCAGGAGCAGATTTTACAACCAAAAGCCGCAATATGATTAGAGGACGCAAAGTTTTAGTTAATGATGGTAATACCGAAAAGGCATTACGCAAATTCAAAAAGATGATAACGGACTACGGTACCTTACAAGAAGTACGTGATCGCCAAGAGTTTGTGAAACCCACCGTGAAACGTAAACTAGCGAAAAGTCAGGCTAAAAGACGTTGGAACAAGTTCTTGCGTGACCAAAGTCTTCCCAAAAAAGAATATTGAGTTCCGAAATAATAGATTTTTTGCGTATTTTTATTATAATAAATACGTATGTAGATGCCGATGGTCGGGTCTACAAATAGTCATCTTGCTTAATAGGAGAAAAATATGACAAAAACTTTAACCCTTCGTTCCTTGGACATTCCATCAATTCACAAATTTGGTATCGGTTTCGATAACATGTTTGATGAGTTAATGAGAATGAATGCTCAACAAGGACACTCAAACTATCCCCCTTATAATGTAGTAAAACTAACAGAAGATACCTTCAATATTGAAGTAGCTTGTGCTGGCTTTGCTGAGGGTGAGATCAGTATCAAACTAGACAACCGTGTATTAACTATTACTGGTGATAAAGCGGTAGAAGATACTGCGATGGAATACTTACACAAAGGAATTAGTGACCGTGGATTTATCCGTGAGTTTACTATTGCTGAACATGTGGAAGTTGTCGGTGCAATAATGAAAGATGGTATCTTAACTATCAATCTGGAACGAATTGTTCCTGAAGAAAAGAAGCCAAAAGCTATTGCTATTAGTTACACTAAGTAATATAATAGAACTTCACTAAATAAGTGTGCGGGGTAACTCGCACACATAACTAAATTAACAATATGTCTAAAACAGAAACTAAAGTCACAATCAAACCCAACCTTAATCTTGCTGAACCACCCTTGTTTAAAATCATTTATCTTAATGACGAGGTAACAAGTATGGAGTTTGTTGTGGGAAGTTTAATTGAATATTTTAATTATACTGATGACACTGCGGCTCATATTACTGAAAGTATTCACAGTCAGGGTAGTGCAGTTGTTGCTGTATTGCCCTATGAGATTGCAGAACAGAAAGGTATTGAAGTTACTGTATCGGCACGTAGTCAAGGCTATCCTCTACAAGTTAAAGTAGAATCTGAAACAAACTAAACTTCTATTCGTTTGGCCCAATAAGGATTTTTTTTATAATAACTATTGTTAATATAGTTGATTTCATCTAATACTACATCAACAGTTTTATTATAACTACCGTAAATCCAAGTACATACCTTACCTTCTAAGTCTTTTATTAAACTTAATTTAAGTGGAGGTATTGTATATATATCATCAGTCTCTTCTCCGAACAAGAGTTCATGTCCAGGTGGTGAATGACTGACTATTAATATTTTTTTTACATCTAAATGTAACTGTAATTTTTCTATAGTATTTCCCAAATAACCGATATCATCATACCGCTCATTATCTATTTCTTCGGGTTGTAATACAGAGTGATTTAGGTCTGTACTATACCATCCATTTGTTCCTAAAATAGCAACACCATCTAAAATTACAACATGATTATGTAAGTACGCTACATTTCGTATAGACCTACATAGTTTAAAAAGTTCTTCAGTTCGGGATTTAATATTATGTGTCCCGTCATATTCTAATGTACCGGCAATGTAGAATACACCTTGATAAACATGTGATAAATGTAATAGGGTTTGATGTATAGTACGTAAATCACTGCTGATGTTACCTGCTATAATACAATATAAACTTGTTGTTTTACCTTCCCAATCGAAAACTTCGCCGGGAATCAAATTCAAGTCGCTGATTACATCAAACCCTATTTTCATTAATCGTGTAGTTACTTAGCTATAGTAACTTTTGGTTTTGCTGAGGCTTTAGCTTTTGCAGGAGTCTTAGCAGGAGCTTTAGCAACTGCTTTTGTCTTTGCGGCCGCTTTTGGCTTTGCTGGTGCTTTTGCAGGTGCCGCAATTGAAGCTTCTGTTCCAGCTGGAAGTACTTCTACTACCAATGGTATTGGTGTAGTAGCGGCTGGTTCTGGTACTTTGTACGGGGCAGTCGTATTAACCGATTCTTCTACCTTGTCAGTTGCAGAAACTTCTGTTTTCTTATCACGCATAAAAAAGAACCAAGCAATGCCGGCCAAAATGACCAATCCTATAATAATTTCCATTTAATTTCTCCTAAACATATATTTACTCTAGGACAATAAAACGGTTATTTTTCCTAATATATTGCTAGATTACAGGGTCCTGTTACAATAAATACAGTATGACAAAAAGATCCGAACTTTCCAAATTAATGCGTGAACCGCTACCAAGTATCGGTTACCAAAAACGTCTAAGCTACCGAACAAATAACGCTGAGGTAGTAGAACTATATAAACTAATCAATCAGGCATGCTTTAACAATAAGTTAAATATGCCTGAAATTGAGGTTACACCCCGCTGTAGAAAATACTGGGGTATGTGTTTTGGAAGTTTTGAGATTGTTAAATATCGCAAAACCTATTGCAAAATCCGTCTCATGGATAAATGGTTCTGTAAGCAATGGTTAATCACTACTCTAGCACATGAAATGGTTCATCAATATCAATGGGATATTGACGGAGCTAAACGTGAGCGTGAAGGTAAGGATAGAATAATGAGTCATGGTCCTAGCTTCTATGCTCATAGAGAAAGACTAGCTAAACA